GACTCTCTTGCACAAGGCGTTAAGTACTTTACCGATGCTATGGGTATCTCTGCCCAAGAAACGGTAAAACAACGTAAAATGGAAGAGTGGAACGACATGCTTACAGCATTTATTGACGACCCTCAATCTGAGACAAACCATCTTGTACTGGGTATGTCCTTAGACCAAAAAAGACAAGCAAGAGGGTTTTCTAAAGGTCAGTCTATGACTTGGATTTGACAGGTCCCTGACTTATACAGGGGAAGGGAGGGTGGACCCGACTCCTGTGTTGAGGGAGACAATCAAAAATCTCCCTCTTCTTTTCTACGGTAAACCGAATAAGGTTTTATTTTTCCTCCCCATTAAACAAAATACGGTTATTTCCGTTTTACTACTGTCTGTCTAACTTAATGAGTACCACCCACTCCGTTCAACCTTTGTCTCACTGCGTTCAACTGATCCACATCACACCCGATGCAGAAGAACTAATAGCTTACATGGCTAGAGTTTCTAACCCATCTAATCAAAACAACACTAAGACAAGTGCTAAGTTAATTAGATACCTTATTGAACACAAACATTGGTCACCGTTTGAAATGGTGAACATGTGTGTACGAATAGAAACTACTAGAAGTATAGCTGCACAGATCCTTAGGCATCGCTCCTTTAGCTTTCAAGAGTTTAGTCAGCGGTATGCACGGGTAAATGAAATACCTCAAGTACCTAACCTTAGAACTCAAGACCTAAAGAATCGTCAGAATAGTATTGATAACTTGGATGAGGTGCTAGCTAAAAAGTTTGAGTTTGAAATCAATAAACATTACCTGGATGCTTACCGGCTTTACACTGATATGGTTGATGCTGGCATTGCTAAGGAGTGTGCAAGAGATGTGCTTCCTTTGGCAGCTCCAACGAAGATGTACATGAATGGAACCATTCGGTCTTGGTTGCATTACTGTGACCTACGGACTGCTCATGGTACTCAAAAAGAACATGCACAGATAGCTGGTCAAGTACAAGACCTGCTGTATCAACACCTTCCTAATGTTTGTGAGGCTATGTGGAATGATGACTGAATTGTCAGACGATGATCTTGATGAGTTTGCCATCTTTTGGTGGGGACCAGAAAGCGACAGTTTTACAGTCACTGAGGCAATTGAAAGTGGACAGATGACTGCTTTTATTCGTGCCCTTTCTACTTGGTTAACTGAGTAATTTTCTTTATGTCTGATCTTTCACCTGCTGCACAAGCAATTCTGGATGCCTACCAGTTTGCACCAATCGAAGACCACCTTACGGCTGCTGCTGTCTTAAGAGCTGCTGCCGATCAAGTGGTCCCGTATGACGACTTAAAAGGTAGCGATCCTGATGCTTGGACACGAGACGACATTCGTTGTGAACTCCTCGCCATCGCCGCTGAACTGGAGCAACTTAATGAGAGAACTAAAACTCAATGAGTTCCACACACTCTATGTGACGTGGAAACAAGGCATCCCTTGGTTTGATCACCTGCTGCTTGGCCTGCTTGTCTGGATTGAACAATGGGTGATTGATAATCGGATTAAAACCGATTTAGACACCGCTATTAAGCAGTTTCATGCTGAGGTTAAAGCGGTTGAACCTGATTACGTGACTCCTATTTACACAGAACAGCCCGGAAAGGGGTCTTTAAGCGTCTCTGAGCTGCGTTTAACCGCTCCTTGGTATAGAGAGGGCTTAGAAGGGGTAGAACGCGATACAGAGGCTTCTAGAGGGGTCTCATAAAATCCGACAAAAATCTTTCTGGTCTATTAACGGATACGGCGGGGCGCACAACCCCCGTGTGGGGGTGGCCGTAGGCGCACGCGCGTTGTAACCCGCCCCCATGCCCGCTTAGCGCCGGTGCAACGCCCGCCCTCGCCCGTAGTAACCCGCGCACAACGGGTGGTGGGCTGGCTCTGAACCGTGCTTGACCGGCTGAAACCGCCTGGCCTGCCTAGAATCTGGTGCGATCTGTTGCGCCTTCATTAGCACTGCTGATGAGACCGATAAGCAACGGTTATAACCACTGCGCTGCAACGGTTTAACGCCAGTCATCCACCACCATTGTGCCACTTCAACCGACTGTCCACCGCTCAACCGGCTCCAGAGGCTGTATGATGACCCTTGGATGAGTGGTTGATGATCTTGATCTCGACTCTCCCTGTTAAGGGGGAGGAGAGTCTCGATCTTCAATCACCACTCACCACCTCGCCGAACCTTGACAACTGCATAAGCACACCGCTTCCGGAGCAACCGGTAGGCAGCGACGACCGGCATGGGTACTTGACCGGGAGGTGTGGTAGACACGTCACAGTGGCTCGTAGCCACTCGCCTGGCGCCGAGCCTCAGGCGCCTTACAAGTATGCTCAAGGCACCGGCCATGCCCTGCACCGACAGGCTGCCCGTTTGAGTCGGGCTATGGTCATTGCGATCACAGAGGTAGCTCGCTAGCTCGCAAGGTCGCAACACATTCCATCATTACACTTTCACAACATGCCTACTTTCAACATTGCTCCTCGTACCTCTGATGCTGTCTCGTATCTGCAGGTTGACCCGTTCAACGGTGTTGCCTACGTTACGTTTGAGAACGGCTACGAGTATGAGTACACCAACGTTAGCCGCCGGGCTATCATGAACCTGTTGCTCAATCCCAACATGTCGCTTGGGTTCTGGGTTAACAAGAACTGCGTTAACACTAAGCGTACTTCTTATCTTCAACTCGTCTGATCTTCAGTCCTGTTGGTTACACTTAAGCGTCACTTATCCGACGCTTTCCTGTAGCCTACAAGCTACACTTACGTTCACTTGCTTCACATACAACATGTCCAACATGCACACCGCTCTCGCTGCTCGCTTCACCGATGCAGATGAGATCAAGGACGTAGCCGAACACGGCTGCGCCGGAGGTGTCTCTGGCTTCATCTATTACTCCGAGACTGAGAAGTTCTTCGATGAGTATGAGGATGAGATCTACGATTACCTCAACGATTGCGGGTTCTCTATGAAGAACTTTGTTGACACTGGTTCTACTATCTCCACCCTCAAGAATGAAATGGTGTGGTGTGTAGTTGAGTGCTGGTGTCAAGCACAACACATGGGCAATGAGCTTGAGCGTGAGGCTCTCGCTGCCTAAGCCTGACGATTACACTCAGGGATGCACAGCAATGTGTCTCCTTTTCTGTAGTCCTCATGACTACGTGTTCTTTACACTTACAACCATGGATGTCGTTACCCTCAGTCGCATCTGCCAGTATGATGGCAGTCAAGTAATTTGCGGTGTGTTTGAGAACATGGACGCAGTGCTTGAGCGTCTTCGTCTCACTGCTGAACACATGGACTCAGGTGATGAGTACCGCATTGAAATGTTCACTGTTAAATCTTATCTCAACCAGAAGAAAGAGACAGCTGAATGTCTCAAGTCTCGTGCTGAGTATAAGAAACGTCAACAACAATCAACGGAGAATAACTAATGTCCAACATTGAATACCTACGTCAGCAACTTGAGTATGCAGAAGAGCAACTCATGATCGCTGATGACATGTACACCAAGGTCACATGGGGCAACCGATGTGACATGCTTGAAGCTGCCCTTGCTGATGCTGAGGTAGCTTGATGCAGTACCAAGTTCTTTACACCAAGGGTCGTGATGTCTGTGCCTGTGAGTACGTAACTGCTCGCTCAGTTATGGAAGCATGGAGCATGGGTGATGCACGAGCACAAGGACATGAGCGTGTCCTTGATGTTGTCCCGATGAACACACATCTGCACACTTACAAGGAGTTCTGATGACCTACTACATCAACCGTCAAGTTACTGGTCTTCGTGACCAAACATGTGATGAGTATGAATCACACATGGAAGCACACTTGATGATGCGTAAGTATCAAGTAGCCGATCATGGCCGTGCTTACTACTACTTGTCCACCACATGTAAGGAGAATTGGAATGACTGATGAAGAATACATGAAACAGATTGAACTGGAGTGGTCACGTATTGATGATGACCCCGACATGTTTGATGAGCTTGCATTCTTTGAGGATCTTTTAACTGATGACTGAACATTCCACTGCAATCAAAGTACCTACATTCCCTGATGAGTTTAAACCTATCATCAAGGTACTCAATCGTGCATGTTGTAATGATGACATTATGCAGCATGTAACTGAGGAGGAGGCTGGTCTTATTAGTGGCTGGCTTGATGAATTTAAAGACCTTGCATTGGAGTTTGCTGAATGACTGAAACACTTACTCGATCCCGTGAATGGCTGCTACTTAATGCAGTCGAAGCTTGGCTGCATAACTACGAAAGTGTAGGTAATGTTGCTACAGTTGAGCAGTACAAACTACTGCGTAATGAGTTCCATGATGCGTACATGCAAACTTTGGGCATGGACGTAGTTGAGCACAGCGAAACACCAGTGGAACCCACACCTACAGTTACACCTACACGTACCACATCTACCCGCAAAGGTAAAACAAATGGTTCACAATCATCAGCCAAAGCTGTATGAAGTCACGCTAAGTTCAGGCACTATTCATCTATTAGCGCCCGATTCTGAGTCTGCTGCATGGCTGGCTTTAGAATTGTCCCATGAACGCAACGACGAACTAATCAATGTGAGGCAATCCGATGAGTGGTAAGCGTTACTATCCCAACAACTGGGACATGTTCAAGGACGCACCAGATGAAGCATTTGAGCGTCATTCTTTTGAGGAAGTAATGGACTGGAAGGTAGCCGGTTGGGAGTTACCTTCGTCTGTATGTTGTATCATTCGTGTGCGTGACACCAAGACCTACAAGGTTCAGGAACACGTCTACATGCGTGAATCAGCAGCACAAAACAAGGTCAGGCAGCTCATGCGTACACCTGACATTGAGTTCACTGTTTGTGATCACGATTCTATCCACCACCTTGTTATCGGACACCCTGACAATGACGACTAAAGTTTACTATCGCCGGTTGCACGAATTGTGTGCACAACTTCAGAATCATCCCCATCGTGATGAGATCCTACAGCTGGCTATGGACCAGCTTGCTGATGACACCGACACTGTAGACTGCGCCTATGCCAACACCTGCACAAATTGAGGAGCAAGTACTTCTTGAACGTGAACAAATACGTCAAGGACTCAAGGCATTACGTGATAACACACGTAAGCTAGAGGAGAAAGATTACGCCAGTGCTTCTGTCTATGGTGTAGCATCAGTTCAAACACTGATTCCGCTTGTTGTTAACCGTATCAACAAAACAGCTGAACGCCGTATTCATTCGGGATGTGTTGGTGTAGCCTTTGCTGAGATTCAACACTATCTATCTGACATTGAACCTGAAGTAGCAGCAGCTATTGCCTGTAAGGTCACCTTTGATAAGGTGTTTTCCATTACTCCATCTGCATCTAAGGTACAGAATGTATCTGATGCAATCGGTCAAGCACTTGAGAATGAGTGCATGATGCGTCATTATGAACGCACTGTACCTGGACTGCTTAACGTACTGAAAGAGAACTATTGGCACAAGTCCATTGGTACTCATCAGAAGGTCAAGGTTATTACTACCTTGATGAATCGTTATGATGTTGAACATTGGAAAGCCTGGGGTATAGCCAACCGCATCAAATTAGGTGGTTGGTTACTCGATTGCATCTGCGAAGCTACGAATTGGTTCATGCGGGATGTTCGTAGGGAAGGACGCAAGACACATCAGTATGTCGTAGCCACACCTGAGTTTCTTGAAATCAAGGACGAGGTAGTAGCCACCGCTGAACTGTTCAGTCCGATGGCTTGGCCTATGCTCATCCCTCCCAATGATTGGAGCCTCACGACACCTGGCGGATACCTGCTTAATGAGGTGATGCGAGGCCATGACATGGTGCGTCGGGGAGGTCCCTGCCTTATACAGGGAGAAACACCGATCAAGTTTCTGAACAAGATTCAGAAGGTTGCCTACCGTATTAATCCGTTTATTACTGAGGTTGCTGAAACCTTAATGAGTAAACAGATAGAGGTAGGTAAGTTTGTCCCTATTATTGAACTTCCCCTACCGCCTAAACCGGTAGACATTGCGGAGAACAAAGAGAGTAGAAAAGATTACAGAAGAAGAGCAGCTGAGATTATGAACATCAATGCACAGTCTTTTCAACGATCATGCCGTACACGTATGACGATGAATGCAGTGCAGGTGTTCAAAGATCGAGAGCAGTTCTACATTCCGTGGTCTTTTGATTACAGGGGAAGGGCTTACCCAATCCCAGCTTTTCTTACTCCGCAAGATACTGACTTTGGTAAATCCTTACTAAAGTTTCATGATGAGGCTTTTGTTGATGACTACGCCTGTGATTGGTTAGCTTTTCAGGTCGCTACTACGTACGGTCTTGATAAAGCCACCATGGCTGAGCGGTTAGCATGGACGCTAGATAATCATCAACTCATCACACTCATCGCTACTGACCCGATTGCTAATCTGCATAACTGGGAAGGTGTCGATGAACCTTGGCAGTTTCTTGCTGCCTGTGAAGAGTATTACCATTGTGTGATTGCATGTGATCGTTCACATACTTCACTCATGGTCGCTACAGATGCGACATGCAGCGGTCTTCAGATACTCGCTGGATTGGCCCGAGATGCCTCTACAGCACGCCTTGTCAACGTCTTACCATCCGATGTACCTCAAGACGCTTACAAGGTCGTTGCAGAGGCTGCTACACCACACTGTCCTAAGTCCATTCAGCCTTACATGGATCGGAAAACGGTTAAACGTGTGGTGATGACCGTTCCTTACAATGCCAAGCCGTATTCCAACCGTGGATACATTCGTGCAGCATTGAAAGAGAAGAACGTAGAGATCGAAAAGGAGGATCTCACTGCTACAGTCAAGGCAGTCAGAGACGCAATGAACGTTGTAGTCCCTGGACCTATGGCTGTAATGACATGGATTGAAAGTGAGGTAGCTGAAGCTGTAAAACGTGGTGCAACGGAGATAACTTGGACAACTCCTTCTGGCTTTGTAGTTACTCAACGGTTGATGAAACCCGAGTTCTTACAAATTGAACTCCAGTTACTTGGTCGTTGTCAAATCAAAGTTGCAACAGGTGAATCTGATAAGGTTGATCTACTTCACCACAAGAACGCAACAGCTCCTAACCTCATCCATTCCCTTGATGCATCGTTGCTGCACTTAGCTGCGCTACGCTTCGATGCACCGATTGCCCTTATCCATGACTCTGTGTTATGCAGAGCCACGGACATGTCCACGCTATCTACCTTGGTACGTGAGACATACATGCACCTGTTCGCAGAGCATGACTTTCTCAATGACTTCGCATCTCAAATAGGTGCGGAGACTGCCCCACCGATCATTGGCGATCTTAAGCCTGAGTCGGTTATCGAATCCACCTACTTTTTCTGTTAATGGCACAAACCATCCACAAGACCGAACAGCCTGTTGTCCTTGAAGGGTTCCAAGCTGTACTGAAACCTGGCAAGTTTGGTTACAAACTGTCTGCCCTGGTTGATCAAGACACGATTAACACGCTTGAAGATGAGCGTACTGAACTGCTCAAGTGGGCAGAATCCAAACTGAAGAACCCCAAGCGAGCCACCCTCAAACCTGAGCCTTGGGAAGAAGTTAAAGACGGACAATACCAAGTTCGTTTCAGTTGGAATGATGAGAGCCGTCCGCCTGTTGTGGATACGGAAGGCACCCTCATCACGGATGAGAACACTCCGCTGTATGGTGGATCGAAAGTCAAGCTTGCATTCCGTCAGAAACCCTACATCCTGAAGGATGGCGTTACTTACGGCACAAGTCTGAAGCTTGCTGGTGTGCAAGTGATCACCCTTAACACCTCTGCTGGTGTTGACACTGGTGATCTGGATGATGCATCGGTGGCTGAGTTGTTTGGTAAGACTGCTGGCTTCAAGGCCGCTGATCCCAACGTAACTCCGGCTGTTGCTGATGTAACTGAGGATGATGACTTCTGATGTTTAGATCGGGCTTAGAGGGCAAGGTCGCTGACCTGCTCTCTAGCTTGAAAGTTAAGTACGAATACGAATCACGTAAACTCGCATACATTCTTGAATGCAACTACATCCCCGACTTTCTTTTGCCGAATGGCGTCTACTTAGAAGTGAAAGGACGCCTGACGAGCGAGGATCGCCGCAAGATGATCGCAGTGAAGAAGAGCAATCCAGACTTAGATATTCGATTTGTCTTTCAAGCACCCTTTAACAAAATCTACAAAGGGTCTAAAACCACCTATGCGAAGTGGTGTGAAAAGCACGGCTTCCCATGGTCTTCATACCAATCCATCCCAATCTCATGGCTAACTTGAATTACGGCTCCCTTGAGTGGTATTCTGAGCAGTTCTCTGACATTCTTGCTGAGGTAGATGCAAGTTCACCTGAAACAAACGATAACATCCTTAACGGGTTTCTCCGTGCTTTGGATGAATGGCTGACCTACCACAAAGAACAAGCAGATGCATACGCCCAACTCCGAGAGCGAGTTTGTAAGGCACTTACCGTGTGACACTTGTGGCTCATCAGATGCAAACTCTTTGTATTCTGATGGGCACACTTTTTGTTTCTCGTGCAATGCGTACGGTCACACTGAAGAAGATGTTCACACTCACAAAATGACCACCAATGTACAGTTACGCGGATCAGCCGAACGGCTGCAAAAACGACGTATCTCAGAAAAAGTCTGCAAGCAGTACCGGATACACAAGGACGGAGACGTTCTACGGTTCTATTATTTCAGCGATGCTGGAGTACTTGAAGGCTGTAAAGTAAAAACTAAAGACAAGGTATTCACCTACGAAGGCAATGTCCCAGGTACACTCTTTGGACAACATTTGTTTCCCGCCACTGGAAAACGAGTTGTCATTACAGAAGGCGAACTCGATGCAGTTTCATGTCAAGAAGCTATGCCGGGGTGGCCGATGGTGTCTTTACCTAGCGGTGCCGCAGCGGCCAAGAAGTCGATTCAACGGGCTATCCCCTGGCTCCAGGGTTATGAGGAGATTGTCCTGTTCTTCGACAATGACGAGGCAGGCCGTAAGGCGACGGAGGAGGCAGCAAGCGTACTCCCACCTGGCAAGTGCAAGATTGCATCACTCCCGGATGATTACAAAGATGCGTCAGACGCCCTTGTTGCCAATGACGCTCAAGCGATTCGTGAGTCTATTTGGAATGCAAAACCTTACCGTCCAGATGGGATCATTGATGGGAAGAGCCTCTTTGAACTCGTAACCACTCCACTTCCACCTTCTGATCATGACTACCCTTTCTCCGGACTACAACATAAACTTCACGGGATCCGATACGGGGAGCTTGTTACAATTACTGCAGGATCTGGCATTGGTAAATCCAGCTTCTGTAGAGAGTTGGCAACTCACCTTCTCAATTCCGGTGAACGAGTTGGATACCTGGCTCTCGAAGAGTCCAATCGCCGCACAGCTCTCGGACTGATGTCCGCAGCAGTTGGTAAATCACTACACCTTGGAGAACATGAACGATCTGATCTCACCAAAGCATATCAAGACACTCTTGCTAATTGGAACCTCTTTCTTTTCGACGGCTTTGGTTCTTTTGATCCTGATCTCATCTACAACCGAATTGAATACCTGGCAACAGGTCTTGATGCGCGGATCATCTTTCTAGATCACCTCAGCATCTTGTTATCTGGTCTTGATGGCGATGAACGCCGCATGATCGACACTACCATGACACGCCTACGTTCTCTTGTTGAACGTACTGGTGTTGCCATGTTCCTCGTCTCCCACCTCAGGCGAACATCATCAGATACAAACCATGAAGAGGGAGCACGTGTTACACTTGGACAGTTGCGAGGAAGTGCAGCTATTGCACAACTGTCTGACGGAGTTATTGCACTTGAACGAAATCAACAGAGCACAAGCAAACAGTCTGATACGACTGTTAGAGTCCTCAAGAATCGCTATTCAGGCGAAGTTGGCGTCGCGTGTAATTTAACTTATGATCTTTCCACCTGTAAGTTCAATGAAACTCAACCAGAACAAGAGTTCGATCCAACCACAGACTTTTGATCCTTGGAATCTTCGGGGTCGTCTTCCCATGACTCCTGTCTGGAAGGATTCAAATAAAACTGAGTATCGCCGTATGGCTACTGATGGTTATCCTCTTTACATCAAACCTGAGGATGATCCTTACACTTACTTGAAAAGTCCAAATCCACCCAAACCTGAAGATGTCGAAAAAGCTCAGTTCATTGACAAAACCTACCGAGGATGGACCGACACTCGTATTCGATCTTGAAACCGACGGGTTCCTGAATGATGTTACCCGTATCCACTGTCTGGCTATCTATGATCTCCAGGCGGAGCAAATGCTGGTTTACAACGACGAAGGGACTGAGGAACCGATTATTCGCGGCATTGAATACCTTGAAGACGCCGCGTGTATTGTTGGTCACAACATTATTGGTTACGACTGCCCTGTTATTCGTAAACTCTTTCCTTGGTTTTCTCCTAATGGTTTGGTTGTTGACACTTTGATTCTATCTCGGTTGTATCATACCGATCTTCTCAAGATAGATCAGAAGCGAGCCTGGAAACACATGCCTGTCCAACTGTATGGACGCCACTCCTTGGAAGCCTATGGTTACCGCCTGGGTGAATACAAAGGGAACTTCTCCAAGACAACTGACTGGAAAGAGTGGTCACAGGACATGCAAGATTACTGCGTTCAAGACGTTACTGTTACACACAAACTATGCAAACATTTCCACCCATACCTGAGTGGGTTGCGCTAGAACACAGGGTCGCTCAAATTCTTACTGAACAGGAGATACATGGATGGTACTTTGATGAGTCTGCTGCATGGAAACTTGAATCAACTCTCCGACAAGAGCTTGAAGGGCTTACTCAAGTACTACGAGACAGGTATCCTCTCATCAAAGGATCGGAGTTTACTCCTAAACGATCTAACAAAACCAGTGGCTACGTCGAAGGAGCTACTTTCTCTCGACTAAAGGAGTTCAATCCTACATCCAGGGATCACATTGCCTGGGTGATGGAGTGGCACTACAAATGGGAGCCAACTCAATTCACCGATAAAGGTAAAGCCACTATTGATGAAGTAGTTCTGAAAGACATTGGTACGCCGATTGCTCTTCAGTTCTTCCGTTGTCTTGAACTAACCAAGCAACTTGGCATGTTGTCGGAAGGCATCAATGCCTGGTTGAAGTTAGTGAGAAACAACCGTATTCATCACCACTGTTCTGTATCAACCAACACTTACAGATGTGCTCACCGCAAGCCAAACCTTGCTCAAGTACCCAGTGACGCTAATTTTAGAAAGCTATTCTGCGCTACTCCTGGCCTTGTTATGGTTGGTGCTGATCTCGCAGGCATTGAACTCAGAATGCTTGCCCACTATCTGGCTCGATATGATGGAGGCAGGTATGCAGACGTTCTTCTCAACGGTGACATTCACCAGGAGAACGCTGACAAGATCGGCATTAGCCGTAAACAAGTCAAGACAGTAACGTATGCCTTTTTATACGGGGCTGGTGATGCCAAGTTGGGAAGAAGTTATGATCCTCAACTCAATGAAAAAGATGCAAAGAAAAAGGGTAAAGAGATACGTCAAGCTTACATGGATGCAGTTCCTGGACTTGAGAAGTTGGTTACTGCGGTTAAGTCCAAGGCAGAATCTGGCTACATCAACCTGTGTGACGATCGCCGCTGCATTGTTGATGGTAGCCACAAAGCCCTTAACTACCTCTTGCAAGGATCCGCTGGTGTAATTGCCAAGCGGTGGATGCTTATTAATTACGACAACACACGTGAGCTATGCTGCTCACAACTAGCTTTTGTACATGACGAATTGCAATTTGAATGCGACCCAGGACACGTGGATCAACTACGAGCATCCTTGGTACACTCAGCTGAAGAGGCTGGACGCTATTACAACCTACGAATACCTATCGCCGCTGAAGCACAAACAGGTGCTAACTGGAGTGAAGTCCACTAATGGCAGTCAAATCTAAAACCACCCTTGGACGAGTTCAATTCAAGTCTCGTGCCAAGTTCAAACGCACCCATCAAGGTAACGGCACCCGCAGTCTTCCTTCGCATGGGCGGAAGCTCAAGCGAGGACAAGGTAAATGAGTCTTCTGATTGATGCAGACTACATTGTCTACAAGTGCTGTGCAGCAGCCGAAACCGAAATCGACTGGGGAGATGATGTCATCGTCGTCTCAAGTAAGTTCAACGAAGCCTACGATAAAGTACAACGAGAGTTATACAGCATCGCAACCGATCTTGGATGCTTCGATGATTCTATTTTGTTTTTTACTGATAGTGTCAACTTTCGTAAACGTATTGACCCAGCGTATAAAGGACATAGAAATCGAAAGAAGCCGTGTGGTTACCGCCGGGTCATCAACAAGCTCAAGAAAGAATACAACGTTGTTGTGATGCCTGAGTTAGAAGCTGATGATGCTCTTGGCATCTACGCTACTAAAGAGCAGGGACACATTATCTGCTCACCTGATAAAGACATGAGACAGATACCTGGAGACCTTTATGATTTATCTACTGGAGTTATCACAATCACCAAAGAAGAAGGTGAGCGTTGGCACTTCATTCAAACGCTGGCTGGCGACCAAACTGATGGCTACAGCGGAGTTCCTAGCTTCGGAATCAAACGAGCAGTATCCTTCTTTGAAGAGAACGGGTATTCGTGGGAGTCAGTCGTCAAAGCTTTTGCCAGCAAGGATCTTGATGAGTCCGTTGCACTTCAAAACGCCAGGCTTGCAAAGATCCTTCAATGTACCGATTATGACTTCACCACCAACACCATCAAACTTTGGACCGCCTCCTCCGATTGTCGAACTGACAATGGAACAGCAGTTCAAGATGCGTCAAATTGAGGATGCACTGAATAAGTCTAAGGGAGAGGTTGATTCTATTATCACTCTCTTCCTTGCTCTTCAAAAGCAATGCTTTGTACTTGGCAACTCACTTTCTAATCTCGTAAAACATTGGCCAACACCAACTCAACTGGACCCAACTACTATCAACGAGGTTCTATCCAAGTTTGGGATTTCATCCGAGACCAAGGACTAAACTTCCACCTCGGTAACGCAATTAAATACATCTGCCGTGCGGGATATAAAGAAAGCCGCATCTCTGATCTTCGTAAAGCAATCCACTATCTACAGAATGAACTTGAAAACGAAATCCTTCATCAGCGACCAAGCAAAGGAGTTCCGGAAAAGTTTCCAGGTCAGCAACAGTATGAGTCCAGCTTCACGGACTGGTCAGAGGACTTTGATCGTTGAAGAGTTCAAGGAGTTTCTTGATGCTGAAAACCAGCTCCTCAAGGACTACACTGTTAACGCTTCTGAATGTTTAAAAGAGCTTGCAGACCTTGTTTATGTCTGCTACCAATACGCTGAGAATCTTGGATGGGATCTTGATGAAGCTCTCAACCGAGTACATCTCAGCAACATGACCAAACTCGGTGAGGATGGTCAACCTATCCGCCGTGAAGACGGCAAGGTCTTGAAAGGACCAAATTATCAACCTCCTACTCTTATTGATTTAGTTTAATAATGTCCGCTCCACAAAAAGAATTGATCGCCCGCACTGGGCGAGTGCAGTCTTGGATTGACGACCCCACCTCCCGCCTACCTGTCTCCTGCACTGTTTTTGTGGTGGAGGATGAAATGGAGGGTCCAAATGGAATTGAAGCCAGCTGGCGTTTTGTTAGTCATGCTCTTCGCTATGGCGCTGGTGTTGCAGTGCACTTGTCCAAACTCCGTCCCAAAGGGGATGAGAATGGCAAGGGACTTGTAGCGTCTGGTCCTGTGTCCTTTGGTAAAATCTACTCGACTCTGAATGAAATCCTTCGTCGTGGTGGTATTTACAAAAATGGGGCAGTAGTACTGCACCTAGATTTGAACCACCCAGATGTTCTGGAGTTCATCACTGTAAGCCGAGTTGATCTGCCTTGGGTCAAACGTTGTGTTAACATCAACCCACACTGGTGGAATAAAGCAACACAACAAGTAAAGAGCGCCCTGCTTGAAGGCATTAAGCGTGGTGACATTTGGCTCAACAAAACTAAAGTTGATCGTAATGGAAATCGAATCCGGGGAAACGTTTGCCTGGAGGTGTACTTGCCCTCACGGGGAACCTGTTTACTGCAACATGTCAACCTCGGTCAATGCGAACTCAATGACATTCAAAATGCATTTGTCAACGGAATGTCCGAGTTGTGCGCCCTCCATGCCAAAACAGGCGTTGAATCTAGCGGAGAGTACCTCCCTTCGGAGACGGATCGCCAGGTCGGTCTGGGAATGCTCGGACTGGCTAACCTGCTCCGTAAATCCGGTGTGACATATGCGGAGTTTGGTGAAGCCCTTGAGGCAATCAACTCCAAACAGCCCCACCCCCACACTCCTGCATCTATCCTTGCCCACGAACTGCTGGCTGGTATCCAAGCCGCTGCTCACGTGGCTAAGGTGAACAACATGGAGCGAGCCTTTGCTATTGCTCCTACAGCGTCCTGTAGCTATCGCTATACGGACCTTGATGGGTACACCACCTGCCCAGAGATTGCTCCTCCTATTGCCCGCCATGTGGACCGTGACAGCGGTACGTTTGGTGTCCAAAGCTTTGACTACGGCCCTGTTGAGATCGCGTCTGAGGTTGGCTGGGAGGCTTATAAGAAAGTCGCTGATGGCATCATGACGATGCTTAACAGCACGGGACTTCTTCACGGTTACAGCTTCAATAGTTGGTCTGATGTGATCACCTATGACGAAGCGTTTATCGAAGAGTGGCTTGCTTCATCGCAAACCTCCCTTTACTATTCGCTTCAGGTTATGGGTGATACACAAGATAAGACCAGTGCATACGCTGCATTGGAGGAATCAGAGGTTACCGATTACCTGGAGTCGATTCTCTATGATAGAGATGATGATCCTGCTCCTGATTGTAATTGCGGCGAATGAACCCTTATCAAAAACTCCTTAATCGTAAAAGAACCTGGACCCCTGTTCAAACTACTGCAGGCACACTTGTAGAAGGTGCTGAAGAAACCATCTACCGTGCATTGGCTATCCGTCACATGGAACTGCCTGTGGGTGATTTTATTAATGAAGCTCTAAAGAATGAAGTTCCGGCAACGTCGGTGGATCTCCTACGATCCAATATCAAAGACGAGGAGAAACACGACCTTGCGCTCGGTTACATCGCCAACGCTTTGGGCGTGGATGAAAAAGCTGAATCCGAAGCCATCCGTCTTCGGGATGCATGGATTGCACATCCAGATCACACGGTGCTCAAAGCAATGGTTGCCGAGCGTGCAATTTTTTTCGTCCTACTACCCTTTTTTCGTTTCAACGGAGACGCTGGACTGAGGACTGTAAGCGCAGACATTTCTCGTGATGAACAAGTACACGTGGCTACAAATAGTCTTGTGTGTAGGGAGCTCGGTCTTGATTGGAGCCCTTCTCTTGACAAGCTCCGTAAAGCAACTATAAATTGGGTGATGCAACCCCTTTCTGGGGTAGACTCCAATAAGTATTTGAACAAAAAATTTTGGCTGGATGCAAGTGATCGCCTGATGTATGAAGGTAAAGCTCCTGAGCTTTCCGATACCAAGCGAGCACGGATGCCAGCGTTCTTTGAACATGCAAACCCTAACCTCCCTCAATACGCTTAACCTTCTGACTGTTGAAAAGTTGTTGGCTGAGCTAGAGGAACTTTATCCACCCATCAACCCTACTCCTGACACTTCGCTTAACCAGATCATGTATCGATCTGGTCAAGCAAGTGTTGTGGAATGGATACGAACACGTCTTACCCAAGAGGATTAAATTATGTGTGGAGGCAGACCACAACATCATATCGAAGAAGAAAAGCGCCGTGCTGCTGCTGAAGCCGGAGCAATGAGAGAAATTGCCGAACGTGAGCGCCGTGCTCAAGAAGAGCGTATGAGAGCTTTTCAAGAGGAAGCCAACAAACAACAAGTGGCTGCTCTGCAGATGATTGCAGAGTCTTCTAAAGCTCCTGTAAAAGTTAAAACAGCTACTGAGGCTACAACTCCGCTAATGCGTACCAGGCAAAAGGCTCCTGGTAAAACCGCTAGTGTTTCTTCTCTTCGTATTAATCGTACTCCTGGTACTAACATTGACCTGGGTACAAGTGGAACTAACGTTGGTTAATTAGATGAACGCTAAATCAAGGTACGATCATCTAAGTAGTTACCGTACTAACTTTCTCCAAACTGCGGTTGAATGCTCTGAGCTTACGATTCCTTATCTTATCCAACGTGATGAGCATAGGATTTCCCACAAGTCCCTTAAGCAGCCTTGGCAATCAGTAGGAGCTAAGTCGGTAGTCACGTTGGCAGCCAAGCTTATGCTTGCATTGCTTCCTCCTCAGACTACCTTCTTCAAGCTTCAAATTCGTGATGATAAGCTTGGCACTGAGTTGCCTGCTGAGATCCGCTCTGAACTTGACCTGAGTTTTGCCAAGATTGAACGCATGGTGATGGACTCGATTGCTGCTTCCAGTGATCGTGTTGTCGTTCACCAAGCCATCAAACATCTTGTTGTTGGTGGCAATGCACTTATCTACATGGGCAAGGATGGGCTTAAGCATTATCCATTGAACCGCTACGTAGTGGATCGAGACGGTAACGGTAACGTAATTGAGATCGTCACCAAAGAATTGATTAACAAGAAGCTTCTTCCTAAAGAGCTTCAAGAAAAAGACTATCAAGTTAATGAACGCAACTACGCTCATGAAGATGACGTAGAAGTGTATACCCACGTGCGCCTTGATAACAACCGTTGGTTGTGGCATCAAGAAGCGTTTGGTAAGCGAGTCCCTGGCACTGAAGGCAAGGCTCCTAAAGATGCTAACCCTTGGTTGGTTCTCCGGTTTAACTCTGTTGACGGTGAGAACTACGGACGAGGTAGAGTCGAAGAGTTCCTGGGTGATCTCAAGTCTCTTGATGCACTTTCTCAGGCACTCGTAGAAGGCTCTGCAGCAGCCGCTAAGGTCGTCTTCGTGGTATCACCCTCAAGCACCACTAAACCCCAGACAATCGCCCAGGCAGGCAACGGTGCAATCGTTCAAGGCCGACCTGATGACATTGGTGTTATCCAAGTTGGTAAGACCGCTGACTTCAGCACAGCTGCTAACCTTGCAGCATCCCTTGAACGTCGCATCTCTGAAGCGTTCCTTGTTCTTACTGTGCGTCAGTCTGAACGAACAACTGCTGAAGAGGTACGTCTTACTCAGATGGAGTTGGAACAGCAACTGGGTGGCCTGTTCTCCCTGTTGACTGTAGAGTTCCTGATCCCTTACCTCAACCGTAAGCTTCTGGTGTTGCAACGTACTGGTGAACTACCTAAGATTCCTAAGGATCTGGTTAACCCAACTATCGTTGCTGGCATCAACGCTCTTGGTCGGGGTCAAGATCGTGAGTCTCTTACTACCTTTATTGCTACAATTTCTCAAGCACTTGGTCCTGACCAGATGCTGCAGTTCATCAATGCAGACGAAGCAATCAAACGCTTGGCAGCTGCACAGGGTATTGATGTACTGAACCTTGTCAAGTCGATGGATCAACGTCAAGCTGAACGTCAGCAAGCACTTGGACAACAGCAACAGATGCTGCAAATGCAACAGATGCCTGACATGCTCAAGACTCCTATTGCTGACCCATCCAAGAACCCTAACGCAGAAGATACTATTGCCCAATACATGGCTAGTCAATCTGCTCCACCAATGCAGTAATTTTTTATGGCAGAAATTTTGAGCTACGACGCTACTCCTGATGCAGAAGTAATGTCGTCCATTCAATCCGACGAAGCTGATTCCCTTGCTATCGGTGAAGAGCTGATGGCTCAACACGAGGGTATGCTGGCTGGTAAGTACAAAAATGCCCAGGATCTTGAGAAAGCTTACATGGAGCTTGAGAAGAAACTGGGTGGTAACAATCGTGAGGAATCTGAAGAAGAGACCTACGATGAAGAACCAGTTGAAGAAGAAAGTCGGGACTACAGTGACCTGTCTGAGTTGCTTTCACTTGCCGGTGATGAGTATTCAGAGAAAGGGGAACTGAGTGCAGAGACACTTGAAGCGTTCTCTCAAATGTCATCTCAGGATCTGGTGCAAGCCTACTTTGAGATGCAAGCTAACCAACCGTCCGTTCAAGGCCGTGAGCTTAGCAACCAAGAAGTCAATCAACTTCAAAACTCTGTAGGCGGTCAAGCCGCTTACAATCAGCTGACCAGTTGGGCAGCAGAAAATTTCAGTGAAGGTGAGATCGAAGCTTTTGATTCTCTCATTGAATCTGGTAACACTAACGCTATCCAGCTTGCACTGCAAGCACTATACTATCGCTATACCGACGCTATGGGAGTTGAAGGAGAACTGCTGAGTGGTAAACCCGCTCGCTCACAAGATGCATTCCGTAGCCAAGCTGAGCTGGTACGTGCTATGTCCGATCCTCGTTATGATAACGACCCGGCTTATCGTCAGGATGTGATCGAAAAGCTTGAACGTTCTGATGTAGAGTTTTGATGAACGACACTAACCTTTGGCCTATTGAACCCACCATGTACACTGACAAAGATTACACTGTTCCCCACAATGAGCGAGCCGAACTCCTTAACGGTCGCCTGGCTATGCTTGGCATCATGGCTGCTCTTGGCGCTTACGCGCTGACTGGTCAAATTATCCCCGGTATCTGGTAATGCCTGCTAAGAAAATGATGACTGAGTATGGTGGCAAAGAGAAGTACACTTCCAAAGCTGCCATGAAGAAGCACGAAGGTAAAGAGTCCAAAAAGATGGAAGCCAAGGAGAAACGCGGTGCCTCTAAAAAAAGGTAAGTCTGACAAAGCTGTCTCCGCTAACATCAGCAAATTGAAGGGAGAGGGTTATCCTCAAAAGCAAGCTGTTGCCATTGCTCTTAACAAAGCTGGTAAATCTAAGAAGAAAAAGTAATGGCTAAGCCTGGTCTTTATTCAAACATCCACGCCAAGCGGAAACGCATTGAAGAAGGCAGTGGTGAAAAGATGAGGAAACCCGGCACTGCTGGTGCTCCCACTGCTAAACAATTCAAACAAGCAGCTAAGACTGCTAAAAAGAAATAGCGCAGTACTCCCGTCATTACTGCGCGTGTTGTGACGGGATTATGTAGTAAGCAATATAAAAGTTCTTTGCTTATTTATTATGATTCCTGTTCTAACTACTCTGTCGGTGATCACCAGTTGGTATGGTCCTGGCTTCCACGGAAACCTCACCGCTAACGGTGAACGGTACAATCAAAACGGCCTTACTGCAGCGCACAAGACACTCCCATTTGGAACTAAGCTTAAAGCTTGCTTCAAACGGTGTGCCGTTGTTCGGGTCAATGATCGCGGTCCTTATGCTCATGGCAGGGGATTGGATCTCAGTAAAGGTGCGGCTGATGCTATCGGTCTCACTAACTCTGGAGTTGGAAGGGTAAAAGTAACCCGTCTTAACTAACTTCAACTATGACTGCTATTCTTGCAGCCCCTCGGTCTCAGTCCAACTGGGACCGTTTTTGTGACTGGGTAACCAGCACCAACAATCGTCTTTATGTTGGGTGGTTTGGAGTCCTTATGATTCCTTGCCTGCTTGCAGCAACCACCTGTTTTATTCTTGCATTCGTTGCGGCTCCCCCTGTCGATATTGATGGCATTCGTGAGCCCGTAGCCGGGAGCCTTCTTTATGGAAACAACATCATATCGGGAGCCGTCGTTCCGAGCAGCAATGCCATCGGACTTCACTTCTACCCAATTTGGGAAGCTAGTTCACTTGATGAATGGCTCTACAACGGGGGTCCATTCCAACTCACAGTGTTCCACTTCCTCATTGGCATCTATGCTTACATGGGACGAGAGTGGGAACTTAGCTATCGATTAGGGATGAGGCCCTGGATCTTTGTTGCATACTCCGCCCCTGTCGCAGCCGCCACGGCTGTTTTCCTTGTCTACCCGTTTGGTCAAGGTAGTTTCTCCGATGCTATGCCTCTCGGTATATCGGGTACCTTCAACTACATGCTTGTCTTCCAAGCCGAGCATAACATCCTTATGCACCCCTTCCATATGTTGGGTGTCGCTGGGGTGTTTGGTGGGTCGCTATTCAGTGCAATGCATGGTTCGCTTGTTACGTCCTCGCTTGTGCGTGAAACTACTGAAGAGGTATCTCAGAACTACGGTTACAAGTTTGGGCAAGAGGAAGAGACCTACAACATCGTAGCCGCTCATGGTTACTTTGGCCGTCTGATCTTCCAATACGCTTCGTTCAATAACTCTCGTAGTCTGCACTTCTTCCTGGCTGCTTGGCCGGTAGTTGGCATTTGGTTTGCTGCTCTTGGCGTGTCTACCATGGCCTTCAACCTGAATGGGTTTAACTTTAATCAATCGCTTCTTGACAACAAGAGCCACGTGATTAATACTTGGGCAGATATTCTGAACAAGGCTAACCTTGGTTTTGAGGTAATGCACGAGCGCAACGCTCACAACTTCCCTCTTGATTTGGCTGCTGCTGAAACTACTCCTGTGGCTCTGGTAGCTCCTGCTATTGGTTGAGCGTGGCACATCAATCCTCCCAGCTTCAGGCTTTTGTAACTCGTTACAGTCCTGAGCCTGAAGTGCAAGAAGAAGAACAAACTGAAGAAGAAGAGACTCAGGAAGAATCTGAGTAAATCGTAGGGAGAGCACCTCAGAGTCGGACTCTCCCTTCCTTGGCTGAGGCCGGTACGCCGACACCCTTAGCCGTTGACAGTCGGAAAGACGACAACACAATAAGGCTACACATTTTTTTCCAAACGTTTGGAGAGCAAGTAAACAACTTCTTTCTCTCTTTCAATGGCACATCAAACTTCTACCCTGACCACGAGCCTGACTCGTCCTGGTCAGGATAATGGTGCGGGCGACGCCCGTGCTCTTTTCCTGAAACTGTTTTCGGGTGAAATGTTCAAAGGCTTCCAGCACGAGTCGATTGCTCGTGACCTGGTTATGAAGCGCACTCTGAAGAACGGCAAGTCTCTTCAGTTCATCTACACTGGCCGTACCACGGCTGAGTTCCACACCCCTGGCAACGCTATCCTCGGTAACACCGACGGTGCGCCTCCGGTGGCTGAGAAGACCATCACCTGTGATGACCTTCTGATTAGCTCGGCTTTCGTGTATGAGCTGGATGAAGTGCTGGCTCACTACGACCTGCGTAGCGAAATCAGCCGCAAGATTGGTTATGCTCTCGCTGAGAAGTATGACCGTTATATCTTCCGTGCTATCGCTCGTGGCGCTCGTCAAGCCAGCCCGATCACCAAGGCCAGCTTCGTTGAGCCTGGTGGTACCCAGATCCGTGTTGGTTCTTCTGCCAACGATTCCGATGCTTTCGATTCCGCCAACCTGGTGGCTGCGTTCTATGACGCTGCTGCTGCGATGGATGAGAAGGGCGTGTCCAGCGATGGTCGTGTGGGTGTTCTGAACCCCCGCCAGTACTATGCGCTGATCCAAGCCATCGGTTCTAACGGTCTGGTGAACCGCGATGCTCAGGGTGATTCCCTGCAGCGCGGTAACGGCATCATCGAGATTGCCGGTATCAAGATCTACAAGTCCATGAACATTCCGTTCCTGGGCAACTACGGCACCAAGTACGGCGGCACCACTGGTGAAACCTCGCCTGGTAACGTGGGTAGCTTCGTTGGTCCTGCTCTTGAGAACGCTGCTACCGGCAGCGGTGTGAACAACGACTACGGTACTGCTGCTGAAGTGGGTACCAAGTCCTGCGGCCTGATCTTCCAGAAGGAAGCTGCTGGTGTGGTTGAGGCCATTGGTCCTCAAGTGCAAGTGACCAGCGGCGACGTGTCGGTGATCTATCAGGGCGACGTGATCCTTGGCCGTCTGGCTATGGGCGCTGATTACCTGAACCCGGCTGCTGCTGTTGAGCTGTATGTGGGCGCTACCGCTCCTTCTGCTTTCTGATTCTTTGTAATCAATCTTGGGGGAACTTCGGTTCCCCTTTTTTTATCTTCTGATAGGTACTATGCCCTTTCCTACATATGCTGCGTCCACCGAACTGGATGCTGTTAATCAAATTTTAAGCTCTGTGGGACAGGCTCCTGTCACCACGCTGGATCTACAGAACCCCGAAGTCTCCATTGTCCTTAACACTCTTCGTGAGATTAATCGACAAGTCCAATCTGAAGGTTGGATCTTCAATACGGAGCGGGATTATGTGATGCAACCTGATGCCAGCACCAATGAAATTATTTATCCGTACAACATTCTACAGATGGATGCTAATGTAGAACACCATAAAAATGACTACGATCTTGTACGTCGTAATGGTAAGTTGTACGACCGTCTCCATCACACCTTTGAATTTACTGAGGATATTCATGCGGATATTACTTGGTACTTTGACTTCACTGATGTACCGCCTGCTGTCCAGACATACATCGTTGCACGTGCTGCTCGCATGTGTGCCACTAAACTAATTGGTGATCAAGAAATCAATAAACTCCTTGCTGAACAAGAAGTCTACACCCGTGCTGCTGCCATTGAATATGAATGCAACCAAGGTGATTACTCCATGTTTGGGTTTAGGGATGGTCACAACTATTACACAAGCTATCAACCTTATCAAGCTTTGATGCGATGAGCACAATCAGCCAACGAATCCCAAACCTTTTTCTTGGTATTTCACAACAGCCTGATAGCAGGAAGTTTCCTGGACAAGTCCGTGATGCTGTAAATACCCTACCTGACTTTGCGTTGGGTATGTTGAAGCGCCCAGGTGGTGAATACATTGAGTCGTTGACAAACGCTACCACCACTGGTCGTTGGTTTTCGATTCTTAGGGATGAAGAAGAGAAGTACGTTGCTCAGTATGCTAACAATGTATTTCGCATCTGGAGTCTTACAGATGGTTCTCCCCGCGCTGTTAACATGGGGACCAATACTGGTGTCCCTGGTGGGTGTGTTATTGCTAATGTCAAAACCACACTGGCTAACTACAATACTGCAGTAGCTTTTAGAAAGGTTAAGCTGACTGAACTCCACAATGCTCAGTCTACCTACGCTGAAACCCTTGCTGGTCAAACCGGTACAACTGAAGAGTTGTTTGATGTAAAGTACAACTATACTCCTCCTAGCTCTCCTAACTCTTTCCATGATGTGTACCTGTATTCAGGTATCACTAAAAATGCAGCAGGTCTTTATGTAGTCAAGAACGCTGACACAGTGGTGTCTACAAGCGTCTCCTTGCCCGCTGGATACACTCTGGGTACCGAACGTACAGATGAGCACCCAAGGCTTGCTGCAGAGGGCTACAGGGTCTTTACAGCGATTCGTGCTGTAGCTGCTACACACAATGCTGGTCAGTTGTCAGCAGCCTTAGCTGCAATGAATACGGCACAGACCAACTATAACAATGCTGTGTCGGATGAAGCTACTAAGCTTGGACTGTATAACACTCAGGTTAATAACTGTGCTATTACCACGGTTCCTGCTAATGCGTACCTTAAGGATGCAGCTCCTGAGGACATTGAGGTTCTGACTCTTAATGACTACACCTTTGTTTTAAATAAAGCAAAGACCGTAGCAATGGATACAGCTACAACTACAGCAGCCTTACCTAATCAAGCTTTTGTTGTTCTTAGCGTTGTAGGTACCGGGCACTATCAAATTAAACTTGATGGAACCTTGCGTGGTACTCACAACGCTGGTACAGGTGGTGATGTTGATTCCATCCTTAATGACCTTGTTGGTGATATTCACAACCAAGTTTTTGGTGGTAAGACCTACACCGCTATACGAGTTGGTGCTGGTATTTACATCAGTTGTACCGCTTCCTTTACCATTGAAGTTACGGGCGGCCCTTCTCAAGATGCATTGTATGCCTTTCAGGATACTGTTGCAACGGTTTCTGTTTTGCCGGGCCAAGCTAAAGATGGATATGTTGTAAAGGTTGTTAACTCTGCTGATGTTGAAGTAGATGACATGTGGCTTAAGTTTAACACATCTTCCGGAGCAACCTACGGGGTAGGCACTTGGGAAGAAACTGTTGGACCTGGCATTACATATCGGTTTGATCCGCTGACAATGCCCCATCAACTGGTACGCCAATCTGATGGATCATTTACTTATCAAGCTGTTACCTGGGATGAAAGATTGATTGGTGATCTTACCACTAATCCTAACCCCAGCTTTGTTGGTACAACGATCCGACACATGTTCCTTTATCGGAACCGTCTTGGATTCTTGTCGAATGAAACAGTAACAATGAGCAGAGCTGGTGACCTGTTTAACTTCTTTAACACCACAGCTCTTACTTCAACTGATGATGACCCGATTGATATTTCGGCATCAACTGCTAAACCAGTTACTCTTAATTATGTACGGCCTACAGCTGTTGGTCTGATTCTATTCGGAAATACCGAACAGTTTCTTCTTAGCACTGACTCTGATATTCTGAGTCCTAAGACGGCAAAGATTAACACAATGTCGTCGTATGAGTGTGAGGCTCATCTTGAGGCTGTGTCCACTGGTATTTCTACAAACTTTATTGCTAAGACTCCACTTTACACCAAACTGTTTAATCTTGTGGAGATTAGGAATGATAGTCCGCCTCTTGCAGAAGAGCTGACCTATAACATTCCTGAACTGATTCCAAGTACTATTGATAGCTTTATTTCTTCTGCAGCTGCATCAATTATTTCATTGGGCACTATAGGGAGCAGCACTGTCTATCAATACCGATTCTTACAACTCAGTGAAAAAAGGGTACAGTCCTGGTACAAATGGACGTTGACTGGTACTTTGTTGGATCAATTCTTTGATCAAAGTACTTACTACACTGTAGTGGCTAATGGTAGTGAAGTAGAAGTACAAGCATTCAATCTCCGTCAATCAAGTGATGAAGGGTTCCTTACTCTTCCTACGGGTGAAAAGACTGATGTGTTTCTAGATTACTGGTCCATTAACCCATACCGTACCTATGACTCTAATGCTGATACTACTCGTATCTTCTTGCCATATGATACTGCAAGTGGTAAGACCTTTGTAGTTGTAGCCCTTGGTGGGTATATTGGCGGCAGTAACGTTACCTCTAGCCAATCCGTTGGTGCTGTTTTAGAACCAACTGTGGCTGGTACAACCGGTGCTTATTATGCTGACATTCCTGGTGATTATCGTGGACGGGATCTAATCATTGGATACCAATACGAAATGTCTATGGAACTTCCCACATTTTATATCACTAAAAATGAAGGAAGTTTTGTTAGCAGTGATCAAACCGCTGATCTTGTTATTCACCGAATCACAGTTGCAACGGGTCTTAGCGGTCCAGTAACTTATGAAATTGATTTGACTGGGATTCCCACTTGGGAAAATGTTGTGTCTACCACACTGCCCAACACTTACGTACTAAACAACGTTAACCTTTCTGCTACTTCGCTGCATGTTGTTCCAATTTACCAGCGAAACCGAAACATCTCTATTAGGATTATTGGAGATACTCCATTCCCAGTAAACTTGTTGGACTTGACGTGGGAAGGTAAATACAGCAACCGCTTCTACAGATAAGGTTAACCATGACTAATTCCACCCAAGGGTTTAGGGTACGCCCTGCAACCTTAGAAGATGTACCTGTGATAGCAAAGGATCTATTAGAGGAAGGTATAGCAGACTTCTTTAGAGCTGGTATCAATCCAGTTCTATGTATGGCTGCTGATACTCTTTATAGTAAAACCTTCCTTTTAATCAGTCCTGATGATAAACCTGCTGCATTATTTGGTGTAGATGATTATGGGTGCATATGGATGAACATGACGCATGAAGTTCGTAAACACCCTAAATCGTTCATCAAATGGGCCAGAGAGTTTGTTAAAACCTTGGGACCAATGCTTTGGAACAGAGTAGATATTCAGAACAATAATCTAAGAAAGTTCTTGAGACTTATTGGTTTCAAGGTTATTAACGTCGTTCTATGCGACACACGAAACATCTATTATGTGGAATTTGCAAAACTAAATTATGGTAGCATTTGAACCCGTAAGCGCCAGTATTATGGGTGTGCTGTCTATTGGACAGTCACTGTTTGGTGCAAGCCAAGAAAGCGCACAAAGACAACAACAATACCAACAAGAAAAGGAGAGGGTTCAGCGTCAGAATGAGCTTAATGCTAAACTAGTTGCTGCATCCAATAAGCGTACTGCTGACATTTATGGTTACCAAACCGGTCGCTTTACACAGAACCTTGGATTTATTCAAGAAGATTTTTCACGTGCTGGTGAAGACCTGCAACGTGAACTGGGTGCTGCCTTTGCTCAATCAGCTTACTCCAGGCAAGGTCAACTGACTGCATTGTCACAGGCTGTGGGTTTTAACCGTGCAGCTTTTGAAGGGGTTAGTCGCTCACGAGAACGTGCTGATGTTCTTGGAACTCTTGGTGTGTTTGGCCGTAATGCTGCTATGGAAGCCGAACGCCTTTCTGGTGTTGTTGGTCAAACTGGAAGGAGTCGCCAAGCACTTGGTCGTCAAGCTGCTCAATCCGTTTTCAATGCTTATGGAGATCTTGGTATTCTTCCTGAGCTTCAACAGTTTATTCCAGCAGAAATGCCTAATGCTCCATTCCAGCCTAATGCAGGTTTGACAATTATGAGCGCATTAACCAGTGGTGCTTCTACTGCTATGTCCGTTGGACGAACAATGGCAAAGGGTTAAATAAATGGCACTATCTAAAGAACTACAACTACAACAGGGTTATCAAAGCCCGATAGAACGCCAAGGTTTCAATCCTCTTCAACTGACTGACCAAACAGATCAGCTTGAGCGCAACAAACAGGTTGAGCTTTCTAATATCCAAGCAGAAGGAAGTGCAATCAATGAAACCGCAAAACTGCAAGACCTTGCTAATCGTCTTAATCTAGAAGAAAGCGCCCGAATTGTTCAATTTTCTGAAACCTTGGGTAAGGTAGTAGGCGAAGGCGTCAAGATGTACGCTGAAGCTGGTATTGAACGTGGCATGAATAAAGCACTAGATGCTGGTGCTACCTTTGAAGAATGGCAGGAATATACTGAAAGTCTAAACCGAGCTAAGCTTGGTGATGCCGCTATGCAAGTTGCTGCTAATGATTCACTTGCCAAAGGTGAACCATTTGAAGTAGCAAACCTGTACAAGAAGCTTGGTCATTATGAGAAGATTGGGTTTACCCGAACAATGGCTAAGCAAGCTGGTGATGCTTACAAGCCTTGGCTAGAGGAGCAACTTCAAAGTAATAACACCCTTCAAATTCGATTGAAAGATGGCACAGTCTTTACTCCATCTGAATCGAAGGGTGATCCAATTAAAACTGCTCAAGCTGTTCGTGCACTCAATTCTGAGTTTTATAAACAGTATGGCCTTGTAGGTGTTAATACCACACTTCTTAATGAGCACGCTTTTCCTTCAATGCGGAAAGCCCGTAGTGAAGTTATTGGTGAAGCTCGCTTTCAATTTGCTCAAGAAGAATCGTTTAAAGCACGAGAGCTTGCTGATGCACAGCTGCTGACTGATGAAGGCCGTGATCCCTTGGCTTGGATCCGAAGAATGTCTGCCACTGTTGATGCACGTGGTAATCACCTTGGAATGCGTGGTGCTTGGACAGAGTTTTGGAAACACCTGGGTAACTTAGATAAAGCCGGGCAATTAGACCTTGAAACGTTTAACAACATTAAAGGGTCGGTTGATCCCGAATCAGGTAAAACCGTTGGTGCTCGTTGGGAAACTCAATTCAGAGCTTTTGAAAAAGAACGAGCAGCTAATGCACGTGCTAATTTTGCTGCAGATGAAGCTGACCGTGAAATGCTTGCTAAGCAAGGTGAGCAGCAACTAGAGACCTATTTCCGTGATAACCCTGATGAAGCTACTGAAGCTAACATCAAAGGTGCTCAACAGGAATACTTCAATAAATACGGTAGAGAGAGTTCTTACCTAAAGAACCTTGAATCTACTTATGGTATGGATGCTCGGGCCAAGGACGAACTAAATGATCGTTTTCAAAAGCTTGCTGAGCAGAATCTTCTTACCACTGAAATGGTTGCTCGTGCTCCTTGGGATATTCAAACCAAATGGATGTCTTCGGCCAAGCAACAAGAAGCAGGTAGAACAGCTACTTTTAAAACTCAACTCAAAGCTATTGAGAACCACGTTAAAACTGATCCTCGTGTGAAAGTTTCACCTGATGGTTCTACCAGTGGCATGGCAACACTTGTGATTGGTGAACTTCAAGCTAAGTTTAACCGCAAGGTGTCTGAGTACGTTGGTGCTGGCATGAGCCAAACTCAAGCCGCTAACCAAGCCGTTGCTGAGGTAATGTCTGAGTTCAAGACTGATCCTCGTTATGCAATGAATAACATGGGTGAGTTCTCTAACTTCACTCTTGGCACTGCTAAAACCTCTGCTGCTATCAATCATAAACTAAACACCATTCGTTCTAGTATTCTTGGTGGTGGTAAATCTTCTCTTAACAAGAAACCTGGCCTTATCTTCAATGCTGCAGAATTAACTGCCATGGAGGATGGTTACGGTGAAGCCGGTTGGAAGATGCCTTTGGAGGCTCAATACTGGGGATCTAAACTTGGTATCAGTGGTCTTGAAGTCATTAACCGACAACGTGAAGCCGCTGGCATGAGGCCATTGATTACTCCTGCTTCTATGGAAGTAGCAAACAAATCAATGTCCGTTCAGATGCAAGCGTTGCTTAATCGTCTACCTACGTATAACCGCTCTGTACGGGCGCTGAGCAGCATGGGAAGCTTCCAGCCTACTATGGTGCCTAAGGGCTTCGGAACGGTTGTACAGAAGGCTGCAAGGGCCAATGGCATTGATCCTGCAATCCTTACTGGTATTCTTGAAGTAGAATCAAACTGGCGTGATGATGTTATCTACGGTAGAACTCAGTCTAATGCAGGCGCTAGAGGTATCGCTCAAATTATGCCGGAGTATCATCCTGGTGTAAATTATAACGATCCCATTGCAAGCATTAACTACGCAGCCAAACACCTTAAGGGTTTGATTGCAGCTACTAATGGAGATGTTAATCGTGCCATTCAAGCTTATAACGCAGGTTTAGGCGGTATTGGAAAGTCTCAAGAGAACAGGGATTATCTTCCTAAAGTTCTTAAATCAGCTGCTAAGTACGGCTACGGTCAAGCTTGGCGTGATCCTGCAACCATGCGTCCTTCTGTTGTTTATAAGATTGGCAGTCTTGGATATGGATCTACGGGTCCACATCTTGATGTGAAACGTGTTGCACGAGGTACTACTGCTACTACTGGTTCTGTTCCAATTAAACCCAATGAAGTTGATAACTTTGTTGAAGTGAACGTGAATGGTAAGTGGAAGCCTCTTTCTAAAGGTACAACTCTGACTGATACTGAAGCTCGTCATCGTGCACGAGGTTCGTATGGAGTTGATTATGCAGCCCCCTCTGGTACGCCAGTAAGGCTGAAAAACGGAGCACAAGTCGTTGATACGTTCAAAGGTCATGAAGGTACAGACCATATGATCATTGAACTTCCTGACGGCAGACGGTTCCAATTCCTACATGGTACAAAAGTATAACAATGTACAATCCTTACGAGGACTTCAACGCTAAGGATGAGCCTTTGAGCGATGATATTAAAAATCAACTGCTTCAAGAAAAGGCTCAATCCGAACAAACTGTTATGAATATGAAGGCAGCCGAACAAGCTGCCTTACAACCTGCTACTGCTGCTGCTGGTACGCCCAGTAAGCAGCAACCGGCACAAGCTAAGCAAACGCCGACAGATGCTGAAAAGCAAGAGCCTAAAGATGCAGGGGATTATGCCCGTGATGTTCTAGAGTTGGGATTGGCTGTGCCTACTGGTACAGTTGATTGGGCTGTTGACTTGTACAACGTCCTTCCTACTCCTGATCTTCCGAAGATCCCTAAGTTTAAGAACGAAGTATTCCAAGCTGCACGTGAAATCTCTTCCTTTGTAGTTCCTACTGTTCTCCTTACTCGTGGTCTTGGTGGAGCAGCTTCGGCTGCCAATGCCAAGGTCAAGTGGGAGATGGGCAAGAATGCACTGGTTAAGTGGTTGGGTGAAGCTGGTATTGCAGCTGGTTCTGGTGCATTTGTTGATGCTACTAACAAGATTAACGAGACCGACGATAACCTTCAAGGGACTCTCAAAAAGATGTTCCCTAAGACCTTTAGCTGGATCTCTGATGACTGGGCTACCGTTGATGGTGACTCTCCTGATGTGATTCGTGCTAAGAACATCAATGAAGGTGTCGGTCTTGGCATCTTTACTGACCTGTTGGTTGGTGCTGGTAAACTTCTTCGTGCTACACAAAAGACAAAGGAAGCTACTAACTTCATCCCCATGGATGAAAAGGCAGTTAACTTCAAAAAGCAACACGAAACTGGAACAGTAACAGCAGAAGATGAAGTCCTTGAATCAGCTGGTCGTCGGGAAGAACTCCTAGATGAACGAGCTGATTACGGCCTTGCTAACAACAAAGAGGGTGCTTACCTTGGTATCCACGATGTATTCGATGTTGAAGAAGCTGGTGTCCGTGGTGTTGATCCAATGGGCGTTGTTGGCGCTGGTATTGACCAGGTGCGGATTGCTAAGAATTATGGAACCGTTTATGGACGACTTCGTAATTTTATGTCTGAGCCTGCTGCAAAGTATGTGCTCAGAACTGCTGATCCAGCTACCTTTGATGAAGTAGACCAATCACTGAAGCAAGCGTTTGATTCTGCTGGTAAGTATAAGGTGATGCTTGGCGATGAAGCCACCATTACTTATAAAGATGTAGTTGCAGAGGGTGATAACCTTAGCAAAGTTCTTCTAGATCCTCGTATGGATGTAGAGGAAATGAAAAAAGTCTTTACCGAGTTCTCTGATACCGTTGATGGTACTGAGCGGCTTTCTGTCGGTACTCGTGGTGACATTGCCTTTGCAGGCTCACTGCAGGCTCTTCGTCAGCTTCGTGATGAATACATCAATCTGGATACTGTCCGTGCTCAAGGGTATCTGGCTACTTCCTTTGCTGGTCAAATCTCTGACCTTGCAGAGGGTGCTCGTCTGATGGACGGCACTGCTGCCATTGAACGTGCTCAGGAACAGATCCTGGATAAGGTTGAGTATCTTACCATTGTTCAAGGCCGAGCCAAGCAGCTGCGTGGTCAAGGTCTGAATAGCCTGAAGCAAATCTATGCTCATCTTAATGAGAAAGATTTTACCAAGGTACAGAATATGGTTGATAGCTTCAACGAAACCAAAAAGGCTACTGACCAAGAAATCATTGATCGCGCTAAGCGTACTGTTGATACTCTGCGTCAAGTATCTAAGGAGCGTCCTGAATATCTAGTGCCGTTGCAAATGGCATGGGAGTTTACGGATGGTAACATTGATACTATGGCTAAGCTAAACAGGTATGTTGATCAAAGCCTGGGGGACTGGTTCCCTAAGTTTTTTGTTGACGGCAATCCTGAGATGCCTAACGTCATTGTGCAGGGCATGTGGAGTAACATCTACAACTCTGTGCTTACCTCTGTGTCTACCCCACTAAAGGCTGGGTTTGCTAACGCTGCTCTGTTGCTTGAGAAGCCTATCACCGTTCTTGGTGGTGCTGTCATTGGTGGTGATGTTAAGACCCTAAAGCGTGGGTGGTATCAATACTCGGCATTTGTGGACACCTTTCAAAAGGGTCTGAAGCACATGACCGATGTGTACCGTAAAGCTGCTAATGATCCGACTTCTGTTGGATACATCATGCGGGATGACCTGGTTAAGAAGAATGAGCAAACGATGGATATTCTCCATTCGTATGCCATGGCTTCTCAGCAGCGTGGTAATGAAGGTCCAATGGCCTTGTATCACAAAGCCGAAGCTCTTAACGACATGGCTAACAATCCCTGGCTTCGTTTTGGTGCTAACGCTATGACGGCATTGGACGGCTTTGCACGGGCTATGATTGCCAACGCTGAGTCCCGTGGTAGGATCTACGACAAGTTCATTGATGGTGGTCGAAAGCTTGATGCTGATGGCATTAAGAAAGCTTTGGATGATCAATACAATGAGATGTTTGATTCCACCGGTATGATCACCAACACTGCTGTTGATTATGCTAGCCGTGAAATCGCTATGAACCTTGACAGCCCTGCTGTTGATGGTTTGTCTCGTTTGATTGAACAGTATCCTGCTATGAAGCCGTTCTTGATGTTTCCACGTACGAGTGTGAACATTCTTGATATGGCTAATAAGCACAGCCCTATCTCGATCTTTGCTAAGGAATACAACGAGATTGCCTATAAGCCTCTTAGCAACTTTACCATTGATGAAGTTGAATCTATTCTTACCAAGCGTGGTCTACCCGTTGATGAGAATATGATGGATACCTTCAACACCCTTCGTGCTGAGGTGCGTGGCCGTAAGGCTGTAGGGACTATCACCATGATGACTGCTGCAGGCATGTTCCTGAACGGTGGTCTGCGTGGTAATGGTCACTACGATAAAGAGCGTAACCGTGTTCGTCAAGAGCTTGGTTGGAAACCTCGTACGTACAAAGGCTGGGATGGTAAGTGGTACAGCTATGACGGTCTTGGTCCTATCTCTGACTTCCTGGCTTTAACAGCTGATGTGATGGATAACTTTGATTCCATCACCGAGAATGATCTTGAGACTACCATTAACAAGCTTGGCTTTATCATTAGCGGTAACTTGACCAACAAGTCCATGCTTGCAGGTATTGAGCCGATGAATGATGTTCTGGCCGGTAACCCTGCTGCATTGAATCGTTGGGCTGCCTCTTTTGCTTCTTCCCTTGCACCGCTGTCTGGTGCACGTAATGAACTTGGTCGCCTTATGGCTCCTTCTCTTCGTGAGTTGGATATGGAGTTCACTCAACTTCTTCGTAACCGTAACAAGTTTATGGATGTTGTTGACTCTAAAGGTGCACTACCTGATAAGCACGACTGGATTGATGGTACTAAAGTTGGTTACCCTGAAAACTTCTTTGTACGGGCATGGAATGCTGTGTCTCCTATGAAGGTGTACGAAGGTCAATCTGCTGAACGTCAATTCTTGCTGGATATTGAATACGATTCCCGCCCGAGTTTCAACAAGAGCACCAAAGGTGTGGAGTACACTCCTAAGGAACGCTCTAAGTTGTTCTCATTGATGGGTCAACAGGGTTACTTCAAGCGTGAACTGAGCCGCATTATGCAAGGTACTGATGCTCAAATGTGGCGTGAATCCATTAAGACTGAACGTGGTAACGGTTCTCGCATTGATCCTAATCAATGGATGAACCTGTATCGTCAAATTGATGTCGCTTTGGATCGTTCTAAGCGTATGGCTGAAGTTCAGCTGAGCAACCGTGATGAAGTGATGCGTCGTCAATACGAACAAGGTCTTGATAAAACCTATCAGCAGCGTGGTGTTTCCATTCTGCAATGGCAAAATAAATAGACTAATCCACCAATTCCCAACTACTTACTAGCGTAATGGCTGTAACTGAAAACTTTTACACAGGGAATGGTTCTACCACTTCCTATTCGTTCACTTTCCAATACATTGACGAGGATGACATTAAGGTAACTCTTAATGGCACTCTTACAACTGCATACACTCTTGCCAACGCTACAACTGTCTTGTTTAACTCTGCTCCTGCTAATGGAGTGGCTATTAGGATTTATCGGGACACAAATACTGATAGCTTGAAGTCTACATTTTTTGCTGGTTCCGCTATTCGGGCACAGGATCTTAATGAAGACTTCTTGCAGAATAACTATGCTGTCCAAGAAATCCAAAACTATACTTGGGATAACGAAACTCAAACCATCCATAGTGATGAGCCGTGGGTTAGTTCTGATTCGCAAATTGCAACTACCGCTGCTATTGATGCACGGTTCCAGGATGAACTGAATGAGACCATCACCTCGGCTGAGGTTTGGCCGGATAATGATGATACCGTAGCTACGACTGCTGCTATTGATAACCGAATTGATAGTAAGATTGATGCTGCTATCACTGGTGATATTGGTACAGATGGCACTGGTATTACGGTCACCAATGATGGTGATGGTACGATTACTCTTGGCCTTGGTACTGGTACGATTGATCTTGATCGTATCAAAGACGAAGACATTCTTACCTATGCTGAGCAGAACGCTGGTTCTCCCTCTTGGGATAGTGATGGTCGCATTGCTACAACCTATGCAGCTGCACGTCGGTTTGATACCCTTGTTCAAACTTCAACTCCTGTTGGAACTAACTGGGCAGTTGGTAAGACCTGGCTTCAAAATGATGCTAACCTGACCCTTTCTGTTTGGAACGGTTCTGCGTGGCTTGGTATTGCTTCTGGTGGTACGTTTACTAACCAACCCAAGGTTGTTTACGTGGATGCTACTGCTGGTGATGACAACAATGATGGTCACCGTGTTAGCCGTCCTAAGGCTACCATTAAAGCTGCTGTTAACCAGATCAATGCTGATGCAGCTTATGGTGAAGGTTCTGTAGTTGTTGTGGCTCCTGGTGTTTATCAGGAAGTAGCTCCTATCGACATTACCAAAAAGGATGTGTCGATCATCGGTCAAGCTCTTCGTAGCTGTATTGTTCACCCGACTGCTGCCACTGAAACCAATAGCCTGTTCCGCCTTAACAGCGGTTCTTACATCGCTAACCTTACCCTTACGGGTATGAAGGCAAGCGGTACTCGTGGTAACAGTACCATTGATAATGATGCTACCTACGGTCTGCCTGAGAACCAAGGATGGAACTTCTCCTTCTATCCTGGGGCTATGATTTATAAGTCTCCGTATATTCAGAATTGTACTAACTTCTCTGATTCGGAGATTAATAACAGCAGCCTTACTCCTCATACTCCTGCTGGTGGTGCTGGTGGTGATACCGACTCTGCCATGACTGGTGGTGGCTTGTTGATTGATGGTTCTACACCACACTCTACCAGTCCACTTCGGTCCATGGTGTGTGACAGCTATACTCACGTTGGTCTTGATGGTCCTGGTATCCTGGTTACCAACAACGGTTACTGCCAAGCAACTAGCAGTTATTCCTTCTTTACCCATTACCACATCAAGTGCCGTAATGGTGGTCAGGCTAACCTGGCTGCTTCTACCACTGACTTTGGTCGGTATTCGCTCGTGGCTGATGGTCGTTCCCAAAACGCTATCTTTACTGCTACTACGACTGCTCTTGCCAACAGTGGATCCACTACGTTTACCATTGGTGCTCCAACTGCTGGTAGTCCCTGGCATGGTACTGCTACCCGTCCTCAAAGCAATATGCTTGTTGACATTGGGGGTAATACCTATCCAATTCTGTCTGCTACAGCAGCTGGTGCTGGTTGGACTGTAACCATTAGCCGTCCTGATCCTGCTAATAAATCTAACAACCTTGGTCTTAATGGATCGGTTGCAGGTGGTTCTGCAGTTTCTTTCTATCTTCGTTCTATGATCGCTTCTAGCGGTCACACGATGGAGTATGTCGGCTCTGGTACTAACTATACCGCTCTTCCTGAAAACGGTGGTGTACCTATTGAAGCCAATCAAGTTATTGAGTTGAACAACGGTAAAGTTTGGGCTGCTATTACTGACCACAACGGTAAGTTCAAGCTTGGTGATACGCTGACAGTTGATCAACAGATTGGATTTGTTACTATTCCATCTGGTTCGATTGCATTTGACCTTGCATCTGACCTTAGCCCACAGCTTGGTGCAAACCTTGATGTTCTTAATAGGACTATCTCTAGTAGCACTAATAACGTAAGGATTGATGATACTTTAGAGGTTAATGCTGGTAGTGCTGGAACCCCTGCTATTACATTTAACGGCGATACTAACACCGGTATCTATAGTCCTGGCGCCGACCAAGTAGCCATCTCAACTAATGGCACTCAGCGCTTATTGATTGATTCCACCGGAACGATATCAGCAAACAGCGATGTTGCTGTCCCGAATACTAAAGCCTACATGGTGCGTGATAGTGGCGGCACAAGTCGATACGCCATGTATATGTCTGGCTCGCTTTCGCCGAGTGCGGGCAATGACTTGTTCGTTGGCAATACTCTGAACAATAATCTAATCTTTTATACAAACGGGACTGAGCGTGTTC